CCGTTCGGCTGGCGCGAAGTCTGGATCGGCTATGACCCGGCGAAAGGTACCCAGAACGGTGACAGCGCTGGCTGCGTAGTCATTGCCCCACCGACGGTTCCCGGCGGTAAGTTCCGCATCCTTGAGCGTCACCAGTGGCGCGGAATGGACTTCCGCGCCCAGGCAGAGGCCATCCGAAAACTGACTCAGCAGTATAACGTGACCTACATCGGCATTGACTCCACCGGCGTCGGTCACGGTGTTTATGAAAACGTAAAAGCCTTTTTCCCTGCCGTGCGGGAGTTTGTCTATAACCCCAACGTCAAAAACGCCCTGGTGCTCAAGGCATACGACATTATCAGCCACCGCCGTTTGGAGTTTGACGCCGGGCATACCGACATTGCGCAGTCATTTATGGCTATCCGCCGCGCCACCACCGCCAGCGGAAACCGCCCTACCTACGAAGCCAGCCGCAGCGAAGAAGCCAGCCACGCCGATCTGGCCTGGGCAACGATGCACGCACTGTTTAACGAACCGCTGCAGGGCGAAGCCGCCAATACCAGCAACATTGTGGAGATTTTTTAATGACTGAGAATACCGCACAGGATGTGATGCCACCTGACGTACAACCGAATGATGCAGCGACTACCCAGGCGTTCAGCTTTGGCGATCCCATTCCGGTACTGGACCGCCGAGAACTTCTGGACTACGTAGAATGTGTGCAAATGGACCGCTGGTATGAACCGCCGGTGAGCTTTGACGGGCTGGCGCGGACCTATCGCGCCGCCGTACATCACAGCTCACCGATTGCCGTTAAGCGAAACATTCTAACCAGCACGTTTATCCCTCACCCGCTCTTGAGTCAGCAAGCGTTCAGTCGGTTTGTGCAGGACTATCTAGTGTTTGGTAACGCTTATCTTGAAAAAAGAACAAACCGTCTCGGCGGTATTCTCTCGCTGGAACCATCGTTGGCGAAATATACCCGGCGTGGGATCGACCTTGAAACATACTGGTTTGTGCAGTACGGCATGACCACGCAGCCCTATGAATTTACCAAAGGCAGTATTTTTCACCTGATGGAGCCCGATCTGAACCAAGAGATTTACGGATTGCCTGAATACCTTTCCGCCATTCCTTCCGCACTTCTTAATGAGTCCGCAACGCTGTTTCGGCGAAAGTATTACATCAATGGCAGTCATGCAGGTTTCATTATGTATATGACCGACGCGGCGCAGAACCAAGAAGACGTGAACAACATACGTCAGGCCATGAAAAGTGCAAAAGGACCGGGAAACTTTCGTAACCTGTTTATGTACTCACCCAACGGAAAAAAGGACGGGATTCAGATCATCCCGTTGTCAGAGGTGGCGGCAAAGGATGAGTTCCTTAACATCAAGAATGTGAGCCGCGATGACATGATGGCAGCACACCGCGTTCCGCCACAGATGATGGGGATTATGCCTAGCAATGTTGGGGGGTTTGGAGATGTAGAAAAGGCAAGTAAAGTATTTGTTCGGAATGAACTTATTCCATTACAAAAAAAAATGATTGAAATAAATCACTGGCTAAGTGATGAGGTCATCAAGTTCGAATCTTATGACCTCATGTAAAAAATAAATAGATAGGTAATGACTATCGCGAAGTCATTACCCTTCTAATTTCACTAATCCATTCTGGAACACTATTTTCTTCCGTCATTAACTCAACATATTTCTTAGCGAACAGAAACTTATTATTGCCATCATCAAAGAATCTAGTTATCGCCTCTTTTTCACTCAGCCTTAAATCAAGAGCAGAGTATGATTCCAGGCCTTCGTCTGGAGTCGCCATATCATTAATAAAACTTAAATAACCGTAACTACCAACAAAAGAGGATAACGTTTGGTAATAGAGCCTTGCGTTTAACACATCCTCTATCTCTGTTGCTGGAGATACTGGATTAGAGTCTATCTTAACCAAAATAGCTTTATTACTATTACTATCATAAACAAATCTTTTGCAATGTAATTTTTGATACGTAATAACATCGTACCTAACCAACTGGCTGTCAGTATCAGCAAGCAAGTATATATTCCCAGTAATTTCACTCTCTACATCCTTGTAGCAACCCGAGAGATAATTATAAATTTTTTTAATCTCTGACGCCCCCCCCACAGGAATTATACGAAGATTCCTTTCCTTTATTAAATCACTAAGATATGCTGACAGATATATTCTTTCCGATGAACCTTCACAAATCAGCCAATTATATGGATTATCGCCTGTCGCACTAGATAAAAGTGACTGAATAAAATCATTCATACTTTTAATTCTGATATCAAATGGTAATTTTCCTCTACTTTCTCGAACAAGCTGCTTGATTTCCTCCCTGTAAGATTCCAAATTTATCAAATCGAAAACATGCTCATTATTTTTCTTGGATATAATTGTAACGGCACCTTTCTCAAGAGTTGGGAGAAAACCATACCAGTGAGAGGTAAAAAACAATTGCCTACATCTTTCACTTAACTCAGAAAGCGCCTGGAACTGCTCGAAGCATGCTGACATATGTAAAGATGACTCAGGCTCATCTATTCCTATAATTAGGTTATCGCTATTTCTTCTGTGTTTCGTTAACAGTGCATGAGCCACATCTATGATGGCTTTTTGTTTTTCCCCAGAACTTAAATTGCCAATTTCTATATAATTCTCGCTACCATGCCTTTTATGTAACTTTCTGATATTAAAGAAAGCTTGAATAATTAAATTGTATACTTCTTTTCTTTGAATTCTCCTTTGCCTATCCAATGGTGTTTTATATATATAATCACCCAATTTAGTTGAAAGCTCATCAAGAAAAGTACTCAATTCACCATTGATATTAGCAACCGTTGAATCACCTACTATTCTGTCAAGAATTTCATATAAAGACTCTCCCATTAAAACCTGCGTGCCTATACTTTCAAGCTTAGTAAAAAGCTCCGCATCAAGTTCCTTTGGTATGTATAAATACTCTAACTTATTAAGAATACAGTCTAACAATTTACTGAAAGATCCTGTTAAATCTACACTCTCATCACTTACTATAAACTCGGCATTAAATGCGTTTTTTTCTATGATGGCAGGTAAAGTCCGGCCTGCCAAAACAGACACCGATATATTATTGTTATACAAACGACCAATAGGCACTATTAATTTACCCTGCATGTCATGCCTATTTAGTATTCGATCACGATGTTGAATGAAATTCTCCAGTATATTTCTTGTCTGAGAATTAGTTGAATCATCCAAATTTACTCCTCTAGCTAAAGCATCAAGCGTTTTTGCTAAAGGTAAAGTTTCCTGACCAAAAAATGTCTCTTCCAGTATAAAGACCGGCACAATATATGGGCTTGCTTTTTCTAGCCCGCTCTTTTTTACTACTGCATTATAATTCCATTCTTTTGAATTCAGTATTGTATCTAAAGATTCTAGGATAGAACTTTTACCTATTCCATTATTCCCCAAAAAACCACTTAAATTTGGGGAATCCGTTAATGGAATATAATTTATACCTTGATACGTTTTAACGTTGCGTATAAAAAGACCTGCTATCATCTCAATACCTACCTTGGAGTTCAGACACATTAGACTTTAAGATAACTCCTCAAACATCAACTCGTCTATGATCATGCATTGCGCGCGCTCGTATCCCCGCCACGCCTGCCCGCTTTGTGTAGTGGTTTTCATGCACCTGCATGAGATATGAAAAAGCCCGCCAGAACTGGCGGGCCGGAGCTAAAAAGATCCTCAAACGATCATGCAGATTCATGCGGCATAGTCATGCACTCTCTTTGTTTCAGGTTAGTCTGAAATCCTCGTCAAAATCCATGGAGTTTTCAGCCACTTGAGCTGAGAGGATGATGTACTTAATCCCCTCCCTCAAGGGAACGGGGCGATCAAGTTCAAGCATAAAAACACCATCATAGGTTTTACCCAGCCAGAACCCGCCGCCGCAGGATTTTGGCCGCTGAAACAGCACCCAGCCACCCGGGACATACTTCATTAATGGCTCATAGCGATAAACGACCTGATAATTGCTGTCTTTAGACCCCATAGCCTAACGCCTCGCCTTGCTCGTTGTTCAACCTTGCAGGCGGTAAAAACCAGTTTTATCGCCTGCAACGTTTTGTTAATGCAGCCAGCTGTCGTCTTCCCAGATCTGCTGCATAATTTCCATTACCCGCTGCTTATCCTCATCAAGTTTTAAGCCGGTCAACTCGATACCGTTTGCACTTCCTTTGCGAATGCGGATCGCCGTTTTGGGATACAAGGGAGTCAGGTTGCGGTAAAGCTCGGTTTCGAGTGCTTCCAGTGTCGCATGGCTAATTTTCTGCTCTTTATCAATCATTATTTCGACACGCATGGAGATCATCCCTTCTAACTGGAAACATCCATTGACCGGCTGTACTCATGGCTACGAATTTTCGCCATTAATTCATCTGTCAGCTCTGAGACCCACTGGATAGCAAGCCGCTTCTCTTCATCGCTGCACTCACTAGCCGCTACAAGCTTGATAAAAAAATCAATACGCTGGAGCTTCAACGACTCCAAAAGATAGTCCTGCATTTTCCCTCCGATCCTAACTACAGGATATGTAATGCCACATCCCTACATACGGACAACCAAGCACTGTATATACATACAGTATAATACGTTTTTTAAGTTGTAAAATACTTTTTATCATTCAATCAGATGTGTCCGATGTAGCAGGATAAAGGCAAAAAATGCGCCCCTTCATCAGTACCACTGGCACCATTTATCATCTTCCTGCAGCCTTTGGTTCCGGTAAAAGTCACGCAGACAGGCACCGGATGGAATACTGCCACCGCGCAGAAGCAGATCGATCTCTGCCTCCGAACCATCAAAGCCTCTCGATTTAAGTTCATACTCCAGCTGCAGACGCTGCTGATTATCCATATCCTGCCTGTACCCTTTCCGGCGCTTAGGCTTAACCATCCGAAGCCGTGCATTTAGCTCCCTCAGCTCCTTTTTGCTCATGCTATGGAGATACTCCTGCAGCTCCTGCTCATCCATAACCGCAATATCCGGTAAATCCTGTCCGCTTACGGCCCCGTTTTCGTTCATTTTTTCCACAGGGGGACAGTTATTGCCACGAGTCCAAGGGGCGCAANCACTCAGCCCTTGCTGCCGGTCTGCTTTGCGCTGACGGTCAGTTCAGACAGATCGTGACGGTGGAGGACGCCGTGCGCGGTGGCTGCAACCTGTTCGACCTCGACCAGCTGCGCCTGGAGTACAGCCCCGACGAGTACCAGAACCTGCTGATGTGTGAGTTCATCGACGATCTCGCCTCCGTTTTCCCACTGGCTGACCTGCAGGCCTGCATGGTGGACAGCTGGGAAGTCTGGGAAGACTTTCAGGCGCTGGCCCTGCGTCCGTTTGGCTGGCGCGAAGTCTGGATCGGCTATGACCCAGCGAAAGGCACCCAGAACGGTGACAGCGCTGGCTGCGTAGTCATAGCCCCGCCGACGGTACCCGGCGGTAAGTTCCGCATCCTTGAGCGTCACCAGTGGCGCGGAATGGACTTCCGCGCACAGGCAGAGGCCATCCGCAAACTGACTCAGCAGTATAACGTGACCTACATCGGCATTGACTCCACCGGCGTCGGTCACGGTGTTTATGAAAACGTAAAAGGCTTTTTCCCTGCCGTGCGGGAGTTTGTCTATAACCCCAACGTCAAAAACGCTCTGGTGCTCAAGGCATACGACATTATCAGCCACCGCCGTCTGGAGTTTGACGCCGGGCATACCGACATTGCGCAGTCATTTATGGCTATCCGCCGCGCCACCACCGCCAGCGGAAACCGCCCTACCTACGAAGCCAGCCGCAGCGAAGAAGCCAGCCACGCAGATTTGGCCTGGGCAACGATGCACGCACTGTTTAACGAACCGCTGCAGGGTGAAGCCGCCAATACCAGCAACATTGTGGAGATTTTTTAATGACTGAGAATACCGCACAGGATGTGATGCCACCTGACGTACAACCCAATGATGCAGCGACTACCCAGGCGTTCAGCTTTGGCGATCCCATTCCGGTACTGGACCGCCGCGAACTTCTGGACTACGTAGAATGTGTGCAAATGGACCGCTGGTATGAGCCGCCGGTGAGCTTTGACGGGCTGGCGCGGACCTATCGCGCCGCTGTACATCACAGCTCGCCGATTGCCGTTAAGCGTGACATTCTCAGCAGTACCTACATCCCCCACCGCCTGCTCAGCCAGCAGGCTTTTGCCCGTTTCGTCCAGGATTATCTTGTGTTCGGTAACGCCTATCTGGAAAAACGGACGAACAGGCTGGGCGGCATCCTGTCTCTGGAGCCATCACTGGCGAAGTACACCCGGCGCGGGATTGACCTCGATACTTACTGGTTCGTGCAGTACGGCATGACCACCCAGCCTTATGAGTTCACCAAAGGTAGCATCTTTCACCTGATGGAGCCGGACATTAACCAGGAAATCTACGGGCTTCCCGGCTACCTCTCCGCGATCCCTTCAACACTGCTCAACGAGTCGGCTACGCTGTTTCGCCGTAAGTATTACATCAACGGCAGTCACGCCGGTTTCATCATGTACATGACAGACGCAGCACAGAATCAGGAGGACGTGAACAACATCCGCCAGGCCATGAAAAGCGCCAAAGGGCCGGGCAACTTCCGCAACCTGTTTATGTATTCGCCCAACGGTAAAAAGGACGGCATCCAGATCATCCCACTGTCAGAAGTAGCAGCAAAGGATGAGTTTCTGAATATCAAAAACGTGAGCCGTGATGACATGATGGCTGCGCACCGCGTACCGCCGCAGATGATGGGGATTATTCCCAACAATACCGGCGGCTTTGGTGATGTGGAAAAGGCCAGCCGCGTCTTTGTCCGCAACGAGCTGATGCCGTTGCAGAAGCGTCTACAGGAGCTTAACGACTGGCTGGGTGAGGATGTTATCTCCTTTGAGCCCTACGAGCTGGGCGCCGAGTAGAGGACATAAAAAAGCCCGGCTATGCCGGGCTTCATGCAAAACGCACATTTGGAATTAAGCAGCTTTCTGCTTTTCTTTGAGCTTGCCATGCAGCTCATTTCCTTCAAATTTGCAGTCCTGCATCATATGTGGGGCCGCTTGAAGTAGTTCTTCCATCGCGACGCCCATACGGCTGAAAACATCAGATACGGAGTAATGCTTCTGTGTTTTCTTGTCACTATGCGTCTTAGTCATGATTTCCTCTTAGAGGTCAAGCCTCATCATCCGGTGGTGGATGTTTGGCGCAGCATTGTATCACTGCGCACAATTTTATCTACTGTTTCTTAGAAGTAATGTAGCGTCTTACCACATCAGTTATTGTAGCAAAAGGTGCTGAAAGCAAGCTGATATCACCTTTAAAACCAAATTTTTTATAGTGGTCAGCAACTTTCTGATTCAGTGCTTCTGGGATGCGAATCTCTTGACACCCCACTGCGCTACCGAAAAGATACACCGCCCACAAAGTCACCATAAACATGTTGCCGTATAGAGGATGCTCTACGTCATCATCTTTCACGAAAGACTCCACAAAGTGGATCTCTATAACTCCAGTGTCCTCATCAAAGGTACACATAGCAGCGCCAGAAGGTATATGCCTTAACGGGCCAGCCAGGAGTTTCAGGCAAAACTCAAACTTATCACTTCGATTACCATAACGAGAAAAACCATAATCCCATTCGAGCTGGGCATATCCTGTAGTCAGGATCACATAGTCCTCATCACTGATCGGACCAACAGCCAACGGCATCTTCAGCGTATCGAGAAGAAACTGAAGGTTGCTAATACTTTGACTGGCAATCTGTTCTAAGTTCAATTCCGTGTCCTTACTGGCAGCATCAATGGCTGAGCATTTTAATGCCATTTTCGGACAAAGACTATAAAACTTTATGGGACTTTAGCATGTGTTTTTCAAGGCTCACCACCTATCACTGTGATACGTGATAGAACACAAAATCTACAGCCAAACCCTGAACGAACTCAACATTTATTTTAGAATTCCGAAACGGCTAGGCACGATTTGCGCAGTGTATTGTTAGCCCCATGAACCAGCAAGAAACCTCTGCCCTCATGTATGACGCCTCCGCCCCACCTTCTTTGCCGGACAGCAGCAGCCCGTTGAATGCACCAAATCCTCTTTATCCTGACCCGTAGCGCGCGCTCGTATCCCCGCCACGCCTGCCCGCTTTGTGTAGTGGTTTTCATGCACCTGCATGAGATATGAAAAAGCCCGCCAGAACTGGCGGGCCGGAGCTAAAACGATCCTCAAACGATCATGCAGATTCATGCGGCATAGTCATGCACTCGCTTTTTTTCAGGTTAGCCTGAAATCCTCGTCAAAATCCATAAAGTTTTCAGCTACTCGCGATGAAAGGATAATGTACTTAATCCCCTCATCCAAGGGAACTGGGCGATCAAGTTCAAGCATAAAAACACCATCATAGGTTTTACCCAGCCAGAACCCGCCGCCGCAGGATTTTGGCCGCTGAAAAAGCACCCAACCACCCGGAACAAACTTCGGCAGCGGCTCATAGCGATAAATAACCTGATAATTACTGTCTTTAGACCCCATAGCCTAACGCCTCGCCTTGCTCGTTGTTCAACCTTGCAGGCGGTAAAAACCAGTTTTATCGCCTGCAACGTTTTGTTAATGCAACCAGCTGTCGTCTTCCCAGACCTGCTGCATAATTTCCATTACGCGCTGCTTATCCTCATCAAGTTTTAAGCCGGTCAACTCGATACCGTTGGCACTGCCTTTGCGAATGCGGATCGCCGTCTTGGGATATAAAGGGGTCAGGTTGCGGTAAAGCTCGGTTTCGAGTGCTTCCAGTGTCGCCTGGCTAATTTTCTGCTCTTTATCAATCATTATTTCGACACGCATGGAGATCATCCCCCTAACTGGAAACATCCATTGACCGGCTGTATTCATGGCTACGAATTTTCGCCATTAATTCATCAGTCAGCTCAGAAACCCACTGGATAGCAAGTCGCTTCTCTTCATCGCTGCACTCACTAGCCGCTACAAGCTTGATAAAAAAATCAATACGCTGGAGTTTTAACGACTCCAAAAGATAGTCCTGCATTTCCCCTCCTATCCTCACTACGGGATATCCGTGGCCATATACCCTCAAAGGGATATTGCCATGCTGTATATAAATCCACTGGATATCCATACAGTATAATATGATTTTCTCGATGTAAAATAGTTTTTATCATTCAATCAGATGTGTCCGATGTAGGATGATAAAGCAGAAAATGCGCCCCCCTTCATCGGTACCACTGGCGCCATTTATCATCTTCCTGCAGCCTTTGGTTCCGGTAAAAGACACGCAGACCGGCACCTGATGGAATACTGCCACCGCGCAGAAGCAGATCGATCTCCGCCTCCGAACCATCAAAGCCTCTCGATTTAAGTTCATACTCCAGCTGCAGGCGCTGCTGATTATCCACATCCTGCCTGTACCCTTTCCGGCGCTTAGGCTTAACCATGCGAAGCCGTGTGTTTAGCTCCCTCAGCTCCCTCTTGCTCATGCTATGGAGATATTCCTGCAGCTCCCGCTCATCCATACCCGCAATATCCGGTAAATCCTGTCCGCTTACGGCCCCGTTTTCGTTCATTTTTTCCACAGGGGGACAGTTATTGCCACGAGTCCAAGGGGCGCAAGCGCCCTGGTCGGCTGGCGCCTCCTGAACGTCAACGGCCTTACGAACCATTTTCCACTTCATCGCATGCGTGCAAATCCGTCCCTCAATAATCGGGGACCAGATGCCATAAATACGGATGCTGTGATCGCCATAGGCTGATGGCTCGTCATTGAGTTCATAAGCCGTGCGGACCAGGTGATGTTTACGCGGAACCAGTACGCCGCCCTGTTTCATGATGTAGGTGGCAAAACACCCGGCATCGGCTGCCGCCAGCACGGCATCCAGACGCGGGTTATCCAGTACCGGCGCACCTGCTTTTTTATCGGCCTGCTGTCGCGCGGCCTGGCCCGCCAGCAAACGCAGCTCGCGATAAGCCTGGCGGCCCGGTATACCGAAAAAGCGGAATTGCTGGACGCGATGCAGCGAAGCCCAGGCATTGACATGTTCGGCATTGTCCCGCAGTGATCTGCCGGTTTCTTTGCTGATTTCGTTAGCCAGGCCACGCCCGTCGATGTTCTTACTGATGTACTTCGCGATGTAGCTGGTCGGCGTACCCTTGCGCGGGTTGATCAGCTCAGACTTAAAACGCGGGCCGGTATTGTTGCCCAGCTCCTCGCGGTCCTCACGGATGGCAAATTTACGCAGCAGCGCAGTGATGGACTTGCGGTCTTTTTTGCGCATGAAGCAAAGCAGGTGCCAGTGCACGGTGCCGTCATGGTGTGGCTCAGCAACGCGGACGCCATACCAGCGCAGCCCGGCTTTGTGCATCGCCTTGCGGAAAGCGGCGAACGTATGCACCAGATAGTCGCTGCTCTGCCGGACCGTTGCACTGGTCCATTTCGGGTTTGGCCTGCCGTTATTGAGCGTTGCGTGAAAGCGTGACGGGCAGGTGATGGTATAGAACACCGCGCAGTCTCCGCGCATTTCCGCGATTAACTCCAGCCCCTTAACACAGGCCATCATTTCATTACGACGGTGCGCCGGATTGCTGCTACTGGCGTTTACCACGTCTTCCATATCCAGCGTATCGCCCTGCTCATTGGTCAGCTCATGCGAGCGGAAGAACTCCAGCGATTTGCGGCGCTGTTCGCGTTTATGGATCACGGCCTCATAGCTGACATACGGGGACGCCTTTTTGTTAACCAGGCAGACGGCGCGCAGCTGTTCTTCCCGCCATTCACACCGCATCTGCCACAGCTTGCGATACCACCAGTCAGCACAGAGCATACGGGCAAGCGAACCCGGAATAAGTTCGTATGGTACCGGGTTACGGCGGTGCTTTTTGCGGCGCAGCTTCTCGAAGGCAGGCGGGATAACATCAAGGCGCATGGCCTCAGCGGCCACCCTTTCCCATGACCGGCGGATCTCTTCTGGCGTAACGTCTTCATCCGTAAACAGCTCACCGCAGGCAGCATCCAGACACATGCTCATGTGTGCCGCCACCAGGGTTGATAACCGCTTAACCTGCTCCTGGTTCATTTCCGGCAGAACCAGCAGGCCCTCCAGCCCGTCGTGGCTCGCCATAAACCGGAATGACGCAGAAACCTGGCTGGCACGCACGCGCTCCAGGCGTTCAAGGCACGACCTGATGGTTTCACGTAGATAGCGGGAATATGCCTTCGGCTTTCCCAGGCCCTCGAAATATTTAATGCGCTCAAGCAGTGGCTTGCTGATATGTGATGGTTCAGCGCTTACGTCTGCCAGAATCACCAGATCGGGATTAAACCGCTGCTGCTCGCGGGCCATTTTGGCACGGCTGATCAGCCGGTCCTGCTCCATTTCACGCTGAACAGGATCACGGGCTTCATTGTAGAAATAGCGTTCCCAGACCTCATCGCTCATCGCCTCACGGCGCAGCTGCTCCTGCTCGTTGTCGCTGGCGTAGAGGGCGATCAGGTTTGAAAGCGCAGACACCGGCGCAACTTCCGCCGGGTCCACATACGGGTTAACCGCTTTTTTCGGGGCATTCCAGACAAAAGCAGTGGCGGCATCATCTGGACCGCCGTAGTTTTTAACGTCGTGATGGCTCACACAAATACTCTCTTTGGAAAGTTTCGTAAGACGCACTCACGACTGGATACGCTGCCAGATCAAACCCGGACCAGATCAGAGGTTGAGAAACAGCGATAATTTCAGTTGCAGACTTACCATCACCACCGGCAACGCCCATACTGCGTTTTGCGTTAATACGGTGGCGGGTAAAATTCTGGTAAATCGCGTTCGTCAGCTCGGTTTCACTGTTCGACACAACAACCTGATGGCCTGCTGATGCCAGTACATCAAGAGTCGTCGCCAGGCGACGCTGTTCAAGCTCATTGAAACCATCAGTGTGATAATCGGTAAATGTTCCGTCATAAGGTGGGTCGCAATAAATCACATCACCTACTTTGACCATCGCTAAAGTTTCCTCATAGCTGGCACAAATGAAGGTGGCGCGTTTTGCTTTCTCTGCAAATACTCTGATTTCATCTTCCGGGAAATATGTTTTTTTATAGTTCCCGTATGGAACGTTAAATTCACCTTTCCTGTTATAACGGCACAATCCACGATAACAGTGGCGATTAAGATAAAGGAAAAATACAGCTTTCCAGAAATCGGTGATTTCAGACGAATGATTAAAGTCCTGACGGATGTTATAATAAGACTCTGCGCTATTTGTGCCTAAAAAGAAATGTTTTGCATTTGAAATGAACTTCTCACAGTCAAATGCAATCTGCTTATAAAGATTAATCAGGTCTGAATTAATATCCGCGACAAGATAATGAGGATACTCTGTCGCCATCATCACAGCGCAGGAACCCGCGAAAGGTTCAACCAGTCGCGGGCCTGCAGGCAGGTGCTTTTTCAGCTCATGCATGACGGCGGTTTTATTGCCCGCCCATTTCAGGATGGTGCTCATACAGCACCACCATTGTAATGTTTGCCTTTCAGCTCTGCGATTTCCTGACAGGTGATGCAGCACTGCACGCCAGGAATAGCGCGGCGGCGGGCAGGCGGTATTGGTGCGTCGCAGTCAATGCACAAGACACGGGAAACGCCCGGCGCTTTACTGCGGGCGGTGTGGATGTGCCGCTGGCGTTCTTCTTCAACGCGCTGCTGTACGAGGTCCATAGAATCAGCCATCAGTGGATCTCCTGCGCTTCGTTCTGGATGTTTTCCGCAGCAACGCACAGCAGCTCCGCTGCCTCCACGTGATTAAGCTGGCGCGATGTGATGTGACACGCCAGGCTATCAAGACGGGCAGCCATTGCCGCAGCACGTGCACGGCGTTCTTCCATGCGGGCCTCTGTCAGTATCTGGTTAAGACCTGCATCATCCGGGCCGATTTTGTTGGAACGGGTTTCTATATTTCGCATTGTTGTTTCTCCTGAATTTTGGCAAAAGAATGCCCGGCGGGTTTACGCCATTAATTTCTGTTACTGGTTAATTCGGCATGGTTAGCCGCTTTGGAAATAAGCTCACCACTGCACGAAAATGGTTCATTGCTTTTATCAGCTCCCGCTTTTCGTCAGTCGTCAGCTCATTCATATTGACGTTATGACGTTCCGCCGGAATCTTAGCCATAAAGAATATGGCGGCTAAGGCACGCTCATTCTGTTTATGGTTAATATCTCGCTGGTCCCGCATATCGCTAATAAAACGCTCCAGTTCAGGTTCTATATTCAAGCCGAACACTTTCGCCCTAAGCTCTGCAATATGATTCAGGCCATCCAGCCGATGCCCCGGACTTAGTGGAACAGTCGCAGAATCGCCTTCAATAGCCATGGTTTCCCCTGTTTAGTAGTACGCAGTTCAGCCAGCAGCGCATCCTGCGAGCGGCACGGATGCCAGCGCTTGCCATCCTTCCCCATGATCCAGCCATGCCCGAAATGAGGTGATGGGCTTTGCTTAACGAGCAGCGATGCGAGTGATGGTTGTTTAGTCAACATAGCCACCTCAGATCAAACCAAACGAGGCACCCAGGCCAGTGACTGTATCAATGGTGCTGGCCATCGCCGGGCTTGCCTGCAGGCGCGCCTGCAACGTCACTGCGGTTAATGCCATCAGTCGAGTAGCTGAATTGATGCTATCAACAATCTGGCGGCGCCCTGCCGTTGTGTGCGCTTCGCCGGAAACAGCGCCAGCAGCTACGCGGCCGATTTCTGCCGTGGCTTTTAGTACGTAGTCCGGCATTTTCTCCCGAGCGACTTCGTTTAGCGGCACGCACGGCAGGCAGTGGATCTGCGCCAGGAAACCATCAACCAATGCGGAATCCTCGGTCAGATCAGTAAGCAGCCAGATTTCCGGTGCGGTAAGTTGGTGCGGCTGGTCAGGGTTTAGCTTATTACGCAGTGTCTGGACATTCATTCCCGCGCGTTCTGCCAGTTTCGCCATGTTATGACGCAGCGCGAAAGCCCGGCAGGCCTCTTCAAAATGTGGATGTTTGGAAATCCTGAAATCAAACATGTTCGTCGCTCCAAAAGTTCTCATAATTGGACTTACTGACCAACGATGATGCGGAAGTTGGAGTGACCAAGGGACTCACGAACCTGATCGGTTTTGTACATCAGGTAACGCAAACTTACACGACCTTTATTTTTTTCTTTCTTCACCATGTACTTAGCTAGTTTTCCATGGTGAATTTTTTGATAAACAGAACCGCGTGAAATACCTTCCCATTCCGCGAACTCTGCAGGAGTTGCCATCTCTTTTGGTACACGAATTGAAATATCTGTGCTCATAGTGCAGTATCTCTTGGTTTGGTTTCGTTTTATCTCGTTTTATTTGGTTGAGGTTTGTTTTTCTAACCTCGATCGAATACTAAGATCACATTTTATATACGTCAAGGGTTTTGATTATGAGATCTATCAAGGTTGGCAATGACAGCGGAGGACGTGAAGCAATCAATAGGCTGATTAAGGCTTATAAATTCAACTCTCGACAGCAACTATGCGACCATCTTTCTGTTTCAAAAAGCACTATGGCAAACAGATATTTAAGGGATAGTTTTCCCGCGGAATGGGTTATACAGTGCGCTCTTGAAACTGGGGTTTCGCTACTTTGGTTAGCTACCGGGCAGGGAGATAAAAATGATAATAATGCTCAGGAAAATAGTTTTGGTTTTGTGAACCACTCCCACATCAAACCGTTATCCGAGGTAGTAGCACCTGAAATTGACAAGGCCACATTGGATGGTGGAGCTTTAGTTGACCATGGAAAAGTCATACTAGATAACAGCCTGATCCCTCACAACATAACTAATCCGTGGCTCATCCATACGGATGATGGTTCCTATCTCGTTGACCGTAGCGGCACTCCGCCAGTAAACGGTACATGGCTCGTCGATATCGATGGGATAAAAACGATGGCAAAGCTTGCACGAATCCCCGGTAATCGATTAGTTGTCCAGCAGGGCGAATCATCCTTTGAGTGCAGCCTTGATGATATTGAGGTCGTAGGCCGGGCAGTTAAAGTCATAAAGAGCATCTGAACATGACCATCAGAAAACAGCCGAACGGAAAGTGGTTGTGCGAGTGCTATCCGAACGGGCGGGACGGCAAGCGCGTGCGCAAGCAATTTGCGACAAAGGGCGAGGCTATAGCATTCGAAAATTTCACCATGGATGAAGTGAACAAAAAGCCGTGGCTGGGTGAAAAGGAAGATCGGCGGCGTTTGTCAGAATTGATTGAGCAGTGGCACTCCCTTTATGGCCAGACGCTCGCAGACCCCAAGCGCCTTATGGCGAAACTCAACATTATTTGTAACGGCCTAGGCGATCCCATCGCCTCGGAGCTAACAGCCGGTGACTTTACCAGATATCGAGAAGCACGATTAAAAGGTGAGATACGAAACGAAGACGGCACGCTAATGTCGCCAGTAAAGCCCCGCACGGTAAACCTGGAACAGCGTAACTTATCATCCGTTTTTGGCACCTTGAAAAAGCTGGGCCACTGGTCAGCGCCTAACCCGCTCGCCGGGCTGCCTACATTCAAAATTGCAGAGGGAGAACTGGCGTTCCTGGCCCCGGATGAAATTAAACGCCTGCTTGATGCCTGCGCTGACTCTCAAAGCCCCAGCTTGTTGAGTATTGCAAAAATATGCTTGGCCACCGGCGCGCGGTGGAGTGAAGCCGAAAACCTGCAGGGCCATCAGTTATCTAAATACCGGATCACCTATACCAAAACCAAAGGCAAGAAAAACCGAACCGTACCGATATCTCAGGATCTATATGACGAACTCCCCAAAAACAGAGGGAAGTTGTTCACTCCATGTAGAAAAGCGTTTGAGCGCGCAGTGAAACGAGCAGGTATTGAACTGCCGGAAGGACAGTGCACTCACGTGCTGCGTCACACATTTGCCAGTCATTTTATGATGAACGGCGGGAATATACTTGTTCTGCGCGATATTCTAGGCCATGCCGATATAAAAATGACTATGATTTATTCTCATTTTTCTCCAGACCACCTAGAAGATGCTATATATAAAAACCCAATTTTAGGATTAGAAAAATATGGTAACGATAACTAATAGTACTGCATACGGCTCACTTTTTTCCTCATTGCGTAGCTGCTCAGAAATAACGCCACCATGTGAAATAAAAGATGGCACAAGCGACATCATCGAAGACTTTAATGTAAAGTGTGAAAGCTATATAGGAATTTTAAAATCCCATACGTCAAACCTAGCAAATCATCATCACTTATCAACTAAAATGGCTATGCAAAGGCTACGACGTTATATGAGGACCATCTACGATGTTCAAGACACCATATCTGAGTGTTTAGAGCATTTTTTGTCAGGTGATATTCAAGCAGCCTACGACCTCTTCGATAAGACCTTTAGTAGTAAAAGTAAAAGTGAGCATCTTAAAAACATTTGTATAAACCTGAACGAAATTTGTAATGATGACAGACCATTATATAGAGTAAGGAAATCAGATCGGTTTTTAGAAGATCGCAAGGAATTATTTCACATCCCATTTACAATGAGGCACTTAGTAAGTGCACAAAGATATTCTGTTGCTGGCCTTCCTTGTCTATACCTCGGAACATCACTATATATTTGCTGGCAAGAAATGGGAAAGCCTGACTTTGATAGACTTTATATATCGTCATTTAAATCGATAAGCAGCCCAACCGACAAGTTAATATTAAACTTCTCCTCGGAATTATTAAACTCGTCAATATCCCTTAAAAAAGATTATATTCTAAGAGTTATCCCCGAGGAGATATTAATTTCATATTTATGTTTGTGGCCATTAATAATTGCATGCAACTACATCAAAAAGCAACCTGATGCAGCGTTTAATGAAGAGTACATCATTCCTAACATATTAATGCAATGGATAAGCAAAAGAGAGCGCTCACCTATAATTGGCATAGCATATCGCTCAACTAAAATAACATCCATCAAGCATAGCAACTTGGCAATTAATGTTGTAATTCCACCTAAAGCAACTTACAAGCAAATGACAACAAATTTATATTGCCCAACTCTTTCTAAAACATTCAAATTAACAAAGCCTATATCATGGCAACTTCTTAAAACCTTAGATTATCCAATTAAAAGAGATACAGAATTTGATAAGGCAATCGATCATATACAAAATAGAGAAATTCAAAACTTTCATGAAGATTTGGTTAAATTTTATCCAATAACCGATTTCAGACGTCTTGAAAAGACCATTGATGAAGTTTTACCTTATGAGCCAATAGAAGGCAATTAATGGCGGCACTTTGGCGGCAGGGCATTAAAAACGCATAAAATGGGAAAACACCAAATGATACCAACACACTGTTTTTAAAAGTAAATAATTGTTTTTCTTATAATTAAAATGGTATGTAGGAATTTCGGACGCGGGTTCAACTCCCGCCAGCTCCACCAAAATTCTCCATCGGTGATTACCAGAGTCATCCGATGAAGTCCTAAGAGCCCGCACGGCGCAAGCCCTGCGGGCTTTTTTGTGCCCTCATTTTGTCCCGCGAAGTCTGATGCCGACTAATTAAATCCGAACCTTTTAGGCACCTTGTTAGGCACCTCATAAAGCTTTATTGTTTTTGAGGTGCCTAAAACTATGGAAACCCGGCAATGGCAAGACAAACCAAACCTCTATCCGTTAAAGAAATTGAATCTGCTAAGCCCAAGGAAGCGGACTACGTTCTCTATGATGGTGATGGCCTTGAGCTACTAATCAAATCCAGCGGAAGTAAAATCTGGCAGTTTCGCTACATTCGCCCTGTCACTAAGAAACGTGCGAAGAAGAGCATAGGCCCCTACCCGTCAGTTACCCTTGCCGATGCCCGAAACTATCGGGCAGAGTCCCGCTCTCTTCTGGCGAAACAAATTGATCCCCAGGAACATCAGCAGGAACAACTGCGCAGTTCAATTGAAGCCAAAACCAATACTTTCCAGCTCGTAGCTGAACGTTGGTGGAATGTGAAGAAAGCAAGCGTGACAGCGGACTATGCAGAAGATATATGGCGCTCTCTTGAGAGAGATGTCTTTCCTGCAATTGGGGACGTTAGCGTTACAGATATTAAAGCTCACACACTGGTTCAGGCCGTTCAACCTGTTCAGGCCAGAGGAGCACTGGAAACCGTTCGTCGACTATGCCAACGCATTAATGAGGTCATGATCTATGCCCAAAACACAGGGCTGATTGATGCTGTTCCCAGCGTTAATATCGGTAAAGCCTTCGAGAAGCCTCAGAAAAAGAACATGCCCAGCATTCGACCGGACCAGCTACCTCAACTGATGCAGACAATGCGAACAGCCAGCATTAGCCTTTCCACACGCTGCCTGTTCATGTGGCAACTTCTTACTATTACCCGCCCTGCCGAAGCGGCTGAAGCTCGCTGGGAAGAGGTAGACATAGAAGCGCGAGAGTGGAAGATTCCTGCAGCACGCATGAAAATGAACCGCGACCATACTGTTCCATTGTCAGATGAAGCAATTGCTGTTTTGGAAGTGATGAAACCATTAAGCGGCAACCGAGAATTTATCTTTCCCAGCCGTATCAAACCAAAGCAACCAATGAATAGCCAGACCGTTAACGCATCGCTAAAACGTGCAGGTTTTGGTGGCGTGCTCGTTTCACATGGTTTGCGTTCTATCGCCAGCACAGCCCTTAATGAGCAAGGCTTTCCACCAGATGTTATTGAAGCTGCATTGGCACATGTGGATAAGAATGAGGTACGTCGCGCTTATAACCGCAGTGATTACCTTGAGCAACGGCGACCGATGATGCAATGGTGGGCTGATTTTGTTATGGCTGCTGATCGCGGAAGTATGATTGTGGGAGGTATGAGGGGAGAGCGTTTAACGGGATGA